AGCGGACACCGTCGAGGTAGATGGGCGAGTTGTCGGCGTCCCGCAGGCCGCGCAGGCGGCGACGCAGGAAGCGACCCGTGAAGGCGACGTTGACGTCGAACTCGTCGTCCTCGACGAAGCCGAAGGCCTCGTTGATGTCGTCCGCGAGGTCGATGCCGGTGCCGTCGGCGATGGCGTTGCCCGCAGCGACCGCGCCAGGCACCAGGGCCGGGTCGAGCCAGGTGGCAGGCTTGTTGACGCCGAAGAAGACCGCCTCGTCGAGGACGCGGCCGAACTCCTGCGACACCAGCGGGCGAACCTCGCCCCAGATGTCGAAGCGGGTGTCGGCGATGGTGTTCTCGTGCACGGGCACGATCACCGCGATCTCCTCAGCGACGAGGTTCTTGCCGGTCCACGAGACCTTGCTGGTCGGCTTGGTGCCGGTCGCCGAGCCGGACGTGTCGTCCGTCACCCAGCCAGCGGTCGGCAGGGCCGCGAGCACGGGCATCGAGACCGTACCGGCCGACATGCGGATGGACCGGAACGCGGCGAGCGCTGCGGAACCCGACGTCTCCGGCTTGATGATGGAGTCGAGCTCCTGGGTGGCGAGAAGGGCCAGTGCATCGGCCCGCGAGATGTCAGCCATGTGACTGACTCCTTCCTGGCCCGAAGGCCCTTGGTGGTCTTACGACTTCGCCCCGTTGGCCCACGCTGCGCGGATGAGCTCGTTCGGGTCGTGCTTCTTGCCTCCGGTGTCACCGGCTGCGGCGGAGCCGAGTGCGGTGCTGGTGGCGGAGGGGTTCGCCTTCTTCCAGTCCTTGACGAGGTCCTCGATGTCCTTGTCGGACTCGAACAGGTCCTTGGTGAAGGTACGGCTGTCGAGCGCCTTGGAGATGGGACCCCCGGCTGCGAGGAGGAACGCCTCGAGCCGGTCGTACCGGGTCTGGAGGGTCTCGAGGGCCTCGGTCGTGGGGCGTGCGCCCAGCTCGGTCTCCAGGTCGGTGACCTTCTTGGACTTGGCGCGAAGCTCGGCGAGCTCGGTGTTCGCCTTGGAGAGCTTGGCCTTGTCGTCCTTGAGCTGCTTCACCAGAGGGTGGTCGTCAGGGATGACGGTGTCCTTGGTGATGACCGGGGTGGCCTCGGGTGCTGCCTGCTGCTGCGATCCGTTACCCGACGTGTCGTCGGTGGTCTGCTGCTGCTGGCCCTGCTGCTCCTGATCCTGCGTGTCGCTGGCGGAGCCGTTTTCCTGCTGTTCGGTGGACATGTCGTCCTGCCTTCCTGTAGCTTAGCGGATGGTCGCTGCGGGTGCAACTACCAGTTCTCCCCCCGGCGTGTCGCCTTGCGGCACAAGGACCGGGGCCTCCCTTGCGGGGAGCTCTATGACCGTCCCAGGGGGACGATGACGTTCTTGAAGTGTTGGCGGGTGAGCCTGTCGGCGAAGTTCTCCGCGCTGGCCCTGCTGCCGGTGAACTGGGAGACCTTCCAGGCCCCCTCGGTGAAGTAGAGGTTTGCCCACTGGTAGTCCCGGACGCTGGTCCTGGTGAACGTGGTCCCGTCCGGTGCCGTGGCCGTATAGGGCGTGGACCCTCCCTTGCTAGTCGTCCCAGCAGCTCCTGGAGTCGTCCTAGAAGCGCCTGGGGCCGTCTTGGGGGTGCTACGGGGCACCGGGGCCGCTACAGCCCGCGCCAGGGCCGCAGCGCCAGAGGTCTCCACCGGGGGCACACGGTCCCGCCACTGGCGGTCCTGCCAGATGATGGGCTGACGCTGCGGGGCGTTCATCAGGGTGCCTCGGTAGGCCACACCTGAGGGGAGCATCGGTGCCAGGGTGCATCGGCCGTTCGGGTGGTCCCGGATGGTGCGGTCCGTCACGATCAGGCCGTCGCGGTCCTTGCACCAGGCGCAGGTCCGGGGGCCGTCCTCGCTGGACCACACCATGACCAGCCCGAGCCCCTCGGTGCTGTCCCACTGGTTCTTCCAGTAGGCCGACACCGTCTCGGTGCGAGCCAGGCGGGTCAAGCGATAGAACGACTTGTCCATACCTGCCCGGAACATGGCCCGTGCTGCGTCCTTGGCGTTCAGGCCCGCTGCGATGCTCGCCTGGATGACGGCCTGCTTCATGTCATCGTAGATGGTCCACATGTGGGGCGACAGCTCGAGCAGCTTGGGGGCAGGGAAGTCGGCCAGGTACACACCGAGCCTGGCGACCTCCCCGCCCATACGCTGGATGAGCGCGCTGCTGCGGTTCTGGAACTGATTGATGTAGGCGTCCATGTCCCGCTCCTGGCTGATGCCAGCGACCCAGGCGAGGTAGAGCTTGCGCAGCTCCCTCTCCATCTGGCCGGTCGGAACGGTTGCCATGATCAGTCCTTACGCCTTGGCCCGCTGGCCGGGGTTCTGCTCGTACGCCTTGACCTGGCCAGGTGTGGCCGGGGTGCCCTTCTGGCCCATTGCCGTCATGTCGGTCGGCTCGCCCGGTGCAGGCGGGAACGCGATGGGCTCGCCCATGCTGTCGTCCTCGTACTCGTCCAGGTCCACCCCAGGGGTCACGACCTCGGCGATGTACTTGAGGGGGTAGCCCATCGTGGACAGCGCGATACCGTGTGCATCGAGGGCCTCCTGGAGCAGGTCGTCGCTCTCGCCCCAGAACTCGTACTCCATGTCCGGCTGCGTGTCCTCCGGCGCGTCCTGCTGGTCGTCCTGGAGCGTCCCAGCGCTGTCCCGGCCCCCCTTGGGCTTGGCCTGGGTGTCCACGACCTCCTTGGTCTTCTCCACGCCGAGCAGGTCAGCGAGGCGCTCGAGCTCGGGCTCGATGTCGTCACGCATGCGGCTGACCTTGGTGTTGAAGCGCTTGCTGAGCACCTTGAGGGCCACACCAGTCGGCGGGGTTCCCGTCCCAGGCTTGAAGAAGTACCCCGGGATGCCGAACGACTGCGGCACCTTGTCCACGATGCTGTCGTGGTAGCCGATCATGTCGTTGATGGTCGGCGGGGTGAGCTGCCCGAACGGCCCCTCGGCGCTGGTGGTGAAGATGCGCCCCGTGGCACCGTCGGCCTTGTGCTCCTTCATGGCCTCCTCAACGACCTGGCTGGTCTTCGGGAGGTAGGGGTTCGTCGGGGGCATCTCGAACTTGAGCAGGTACCAGAAGGGCCGCGCGTACATCTCGGCGATGACCGTCTGGTCGATGATACTGTGGTTCAGGCGGTCCTGCAGGGCTGCGAGGCTGGCCCCGAAGCCCTTGTCGTCCAGGGCGAACCGGAACAGCTCGTAGTCGCTGTGCTCCTCGTGGTACTGGTAGCCCTCCTTCGTGGCAGGGCCGAGGTCCGTGGGAACGTCCTTGGTGAAGAGGGTGGCCTGGCCGTCGCTGGTCACGAACGTGACGTAGTCCTGCATCAGCTTGAGGCTGCGGGTGTAGATGGCCGTGACCGTGTACAGGCCGTCACTGATCATCTCGTAGTGCTCGGGGAAGTGGGGAGTGCCTGCGGAGTCCACCACGACAGGACACTCCCCACGGGAAAGGAGGGGGACCAGGCTCTGGCTGAACCCCCTCAGCTCATCGGGGACCGGCACCAGGTTCATCGCGTAGAGGTCGATGACGCTCTTGAACACGTTCTCGCTGGTCTGCTGGTCCTTCAGGTTCGGGAAGGCCTCGCTGACGTAGGTCTCCCATGCCGTGCCCCGCAGGGTGTACGACATCTTCCCGTTGTAGTACGGGGCGTAGGTCGGGCTGTCCCTGTTCACAAGGAACTGCTCCACACTGTTCATGCTGCGCGTCTGCGTCTCAATGGTGTCGGACATGTCAGCTCCTTTCAGGGGCTTGGGTTATTGGGTGCCAGGGGCCAGACCTCGTGTGGCCTGACCCCCAGCGCTTACATCAGCCTTCGAAGCTCACGTCGGCGTGGAAGTCGACCCACAGGTTCGGGTTGACCGAGTCCTCGAAGAACCCGGACATCGTGAACGCGCAGTTCCAGCCGACGGGGTTGTACCCCATCCAGGTCCACGCGGGCAGGACGCCCCAGGTCTTGGAGACACGGACCGGACCCCAGCGGGTGTTCCCGGCTGCGTCGCGGAGCTTGACGTCCCAGCTCACGCGGGTGAAGACGAAGCCCCCCATCGTGACGTCGGTCAGGCGGAAGTTGACGTGACCCTTGAAGTAACGCCAATAGGTGAAGACGGCTCCATTACCTGCCTGGAACCCTCCCTGAATGTTGTAGATGTACGGTGCCATTCTGTTTCCTTGTCTGCCCGGACCCTTGCCGGGGTCCTAGTTACGCATGCCGAGGAAGTCGGCGCGTCCGTTGTTGATGGCTTGCGTCAGTGCATCCACATCGTCGTCGTGCTTGCCGAACGGGAAGTCCCGCAGCTCGCTCATCATGGACTCGTCGTACACCATGTCCACCACGGCGACGTTACCTTGGTCCACCGTGGGCTGTGCCGCCAGGGCACGGACTTCCTTGCTGCCCCCAGGCGTGACCGGCTTGATCAGTGCTGCCCGCTTGCGCAGGGTGTTGATCAGGGCCGTGCCGTTCGCCGCCTTCTCCACGTAGATGCGGGAGGTCTGGGGCCACTTGGCCGACATGCGCAGCACCGCGTTCACGGTCTCGGTGAAGGTGAGGCGGTCATGCACCCGGTCCACGAGGATGAACTTCTGGCCGATGAGTGCGTACACGTGTCCGGCCACATAGTCACCCGTACCTGCCGAGGACTGCTTCTTGGTGCCCGTGCCGATGGAGCCGAACGTGAGGTCCCAGGACTGGATGATGAGCGCACGCTCCAGCGTCTGGAAGCTGCCGGTACGCTCGTCCTTGAAGACCACGTTCTCCCACGGCACGATGTCGATCTTGTCGACGTTGATGTAGCTCCCCCCGGTGACCTTGGGGTCACCCTGATAGAGTGCCTGCCAGACGTAGGTCCCGACAGCGTTCTTGATGAGCTGCCATGACCTCTCTGTCCGGTTCTGCACCGAGGGGAGCCACTCCCCGACCTCGCGGCCCAGGACATCGTCATCATGCGATGCCTGTGCGGGGATATTGATGTACGTCGCCGACAGGGCCTTGATCACGTGAGCGATCAGGTCATCCTTGTGCCAGCGAGTACAGATCACGACGATCTGGGACAGGTTGGACATACGGGTCATGACCACCGAGCTGAACCATTCCACGGTCTGCTCACGGATCGTCTCCGACTGCGCCTCTTGCATGTCCTTGATCGGGTCATCAATGACTGTGAAGTCCGAGCGGAAGCCGGTCATGGCCGAACCGCGTCCCGCAGCCAGCAGCCCCCCGCCTTCCCTCGTGCTCCACATCTGAACTGTGCTTGCGCCTGACTTCAGAGGCGTCCATGCCCCCACCAGCGCGCGGACCTGGCGGGACACCGCGTTCGCACGTGCCTGGCTGTACGTCGCGTACACGACCTTGAGCCACGGGTTCCGGATGAGCTGCCAGGCGATGTAATGGACGATCCAGGTCGTCTTTCCCTCCTGCGGGGGCGTCGAGTAGGCCACACAGCTAAGCGGGGTGTCGAGCGCGTCTTCAGGCATGGAGCCCGAAAGCGCCTTAGTCAGCGCCGATTCGCGGATGCCTGCTGCCTCGCAGTACAGACCGAAGTCCTGCTCGATGTCCTCGAACTCGTATTCAACGACGGTGTCAAGCACTCTTGCTCACCTCCGCGACAACCTCATCGACAGAGATGCCAGGGAACGACTTGAGCAGGCGAGCAGCCTCACGAGCGGTCTGGATGCGAAGGCGCTTGGTGTCGACCTCTTCCGTCCCACCAGTGACCTCGTGCAGCAGCCGGAGGATCTGGATCAACTCCGCTTCCGCCTTGTGGAGCTCCTGCACCCAGACGGACGTCCCTGCGCGCTTGGTCCTGGACTCCTGCGTGCCCTCCTTGGACTGCACCGTGCCCTGAATGTCGTACTCGGTGACGGTGTGCGTCTCGGTGAGCGTGCCGATGTGGCGCTTGGTATCCTCGCTGGAGATCTTGATGCGCAGCGCCAGGACGTCGGCCAGCTTGTTCCGTGCGAGCTTGTTCAGCTCCTCAGCAACGGAAACGCCTCCAGTGTCAGGGGAGATGCCCCACAGCGTCGCGGCCTGCTGGCTGATGCTGGCTCGCGTGCTTGCCCTGACACTGGAGGCTGTGCCCCCACCGTGCAACGTGCAGACCTTGAGCCCTGCCACTGCGCGACGGCGACAGGGCGACCCACTGGTGGTATGCGCGGTGCACTGACCCCCCGCCGGACGGCGACGACCTGGGGTGTCGTCCTTGTCTCGGCTCGGCTGGGAGGGCATGACCAAGAGCATACAGCACCCAGGAAGACCAGCGCAAGTCTGGCCTCCCTGGGCGTGTCGCGGATCCCCCCGGAACGTTACAATCCGATAACGGTTGCCGTCCCATCCGCCTGCGTCTGGATGCCTACGGTCAGCCGTGCCCCCACGCTGGCCCAGTAGCGCCACTCGGTGACGCCATCCCCGACGCGTGCCTCCGACCCGTCCAGGCCGAAGACGTGTGCCCCGTGACCGCTCAGGTAGCGCCGCAGCATCGCGACGACCGTGAGCTCGGGTGCTTCCCGCTCACCCTCCTTGCCGCTGAACCGCCTGGCCACAAGAGGAGGATGGTCCTCGTTGGTCAGGTTCAGCCAGAACCCGGCAGGCGTGCGGACCTGGAGCGAGACGTAGGCCCACTCCCGGTCAACGACGCGCCACGTCCCACGGACCCGCAGGCGCTGGACCGGGACGATCCCGTCACTGCGAGCGGCGAGACGATCGGCCGGTGCGGAGTTGACGTGCCCGGACGAACGCTTCGGGCCGATGATGGTTTCGGACATAGGGGTGGACTCCCTTGTTGATGTGAGGGGCTAACTGCCTTGACATGACACTAGCAGCAGCCCCGAGCATTTCGCAACTACTCTGTCGCGGTGATTTCCCAGTACGTGTCCGGACGGATCTTGCCGTCGTTCCACGTCTCGAGATAAAGCGAGCGGGTCGGCCGCTGGGGATCAAGGTAAGCACCCTGCTCCTCCGACCAAACGAAGACTTCACCACCTGGCGTCTCGAGCGAGACCGGTGTGTAGTCATCCAGCAGTTCGCTGAAGACCTGAACGCCGGACATCGTGAGCTGAGTCGCGCGACCCGTGTCCGGCTGGGGCTCTGTGGTGGGCATACCTGCCAGCTTACACCCTGCGCCCCCTGCGCACAACGGCGAGCGCCTACGCCCAGCAGGGACCACTCAGCCGGACTGCGATGATGGGCGCGACAGCGCCGGAGGCGCGTGTGGAGCGCTCATCACGGTAGAGCAGCCGAGCGTGTGCGTGGTCGGGGTGTCAGACGCGATGCCCGCACGCTAATACCTACATTGCACACTCTCTCCCACTTGCTCCTCCGGAGCGTGGGAGTCGTGTGGTTCGAAGCTTACCAAAACTTATAAGGGGCAGACCGCTCTAGTGGCGGCACCCTGGGGGTACCCCCTCCCCTGGCCCTTTAGTTATAAGGCGACACGCCGTGCGGTTTGCGTGATGGTCGAGGGGTGTGTATGTTTGTGGCCAGCACACCGCCTCATTCGGGCAGGCGGGGATAACTGAAGGAGAGAGCCATCATGGCTGAAAGCTGGGCAGTAGTTCAGATGCACGAGGACTGCGCTGAGTGCGAGGGATGCGCGGAAGACGCGATCATCCACGCCAAGGCGACCGGTTCCGGGCAGGCGACTATGAGGGGTATCGCCACACGTAGCACCGACCCGCAGGCGACCCCGCACATCACCCATGAGGCGACCGTGAAGCGGTGCATCTGCTCGGGCAAGGAGTATCAGGTCTACCCCGGCATGGACGGCCAGCAGCACACGGACCGCTGCCCCATCGCCCTCGGGAACGCTCGGGACATCGAGGCATGAACAAGGAGCGTACCCTCGCAGCCAAGCTGATCCTCGATCTGACCAAGGTGGCCACACGTGAAAACGGTATGAGTCGCCGCGCATCCTCCGCTGTCGAGACCTGCCTGCGGGCACTGATCTCCAGCGAGGAGAAGGCCCTGAAGGGCATGGAGCCGTACAAGGACAACGCCACGACCGCGCCGAACTACGCCAAGGCCCGTGAATGCCTGGACTACTTGAACAGCGCAGTGGAGGCCCTGCTGGACGGCGAGTACGAGGAAGTCACGGAGCTCATGCACCTGGCCATCGACCCGCCTGTTCCCGAGCCGGTGAAACCTGTCAAGAAAACTTCGCGTAAGGGGTTGCGAACCGCTTCACGATCACGCTAAGATCATTCATGTAAGCAAGTCCACCCCCGAACAAGGAGTCCACCACCATGTCGGAAAAGAAGGCAGAACTCATCGCCCAGCTTCTCGCCAAGGCTGAGTCCACCACGCCGGAAGAGGCCGAAGCGCTCATGGAGCACGCGGCACGCCTCGCCGCCAAGTACATGATCGACCAGGCGACCATCGACGCCAAGCGCGCCAAGGCTGGCCAGCCCATCGAGCAGATCGTTACCAAGACGGTCACGTTCACCGGGGCTTACCGGCTCGAGTGGATCGCTCTTGGTGTGGCCGTGTGCAACGGTCTCGGCAACCTGCGCAACCTGCAGAGCACGTTCAAGAACAAGGCGGCGACGCTGTACGTCATCGGCTACGAGTCGGACGTGGAGCAGGCGCTCATCCTCATCAACAGCCTCCAGGTCCAGGCTACGGTCGCCGTCCGCGCATGGTGGAAGGAGAACAAGGTGGACTTCATGTGGGAGACCTCCTACGACCAGGAGGCCGCGCGTCGCAGCTTCGCCAAGGGCTTCGGCTTCGGCGCAGGTGCCCGCATCAAGGAGAACAAGAACCAGGTCGTCCAGGAGGCGGGCACGGGAACGGACCTGGTCCTGGCTTCCCGCGACGCCAAGGTGCAGGAGCACTTCGACGGCATCAGCACCCGTGCGAACCGTTCGCGTGGTGGCAAGGGCTCGTTCGGTGCCATGAGCGCAGGGCGCGAGGCTGGGCGCAACGCCAACACTGGCGACAAGGGCCTGACCGGCGGTCGCGGGATCGAGGCCTGACATGGCTGTCTACGTGCTGGCCCGCACGGGCAAGGGGCGACCCACCCTTCAGCACTGCCTGGCCGACGACGGCATGCACTCGGTGTGCGGGCTGGACGTCACTGCCTGGAGCCGTGCCTACCAGGACAAGCCCATCCGTGAGATCATGTGCCGCAAGTGCGCTAAGAAGCTGACAGGCGCAGCATGAGCACCGTCTGGGGGGACATGACCGTGGCTCGGGCCATGTCCCTCTGGACCTTCGGGCGGGCCTTCCCGGTGGACGGGGACCGCTTGCACACGGAGGTCTACTTTGACAGGCTGACCAGCTTCTACTTCCAGAAGATGTCCGAATCCATTGTTGCGCAGCTTTCAATCTTCGGCTATGATGAAGGTATGGAAAAGGACAAGCCCCTTCACGAGCAGTGCCCCTCGATCGAGGAGCTGCGTAAGTACATGATGGACGACAACGGCTGGACCGAGGAGGAGTGGCACCAGTTCTCGGGGTACTACTTCCGCGACATGGACCCGGTGGCCGGTACCACCAGCCTCACCCGCGACCAGTGGTCCATCCGGATCATGGAGTACAGCGGGGAGTGAATTAGTCGGGGCTGGGGGTTGCGCAAACCTTCAGCCCCGCACTAAGATGAACTTATCAAGCAAGGCCACACCAGTCAGGAGCCCACCATGTCCAAGACCGTCCTTCTCGGAGTCAACTCGAACCAGGGTTACTCGCCCGAGCAGATCAGCACCAGCATCACGCTGGCCGACCTGCTGAACAGCGTGCAGGAGGCCATCGAGCAGTTCGGCGAGGACGCCCAGGTGGTCGTCTTCACGGGCCAGAGCTACGGGGCGGACTTCGGTTCCCTGCAGACCCTGGGCCACGGCGACAGCACCGTCAGCATCACCGACGCAGCGCCGGACAACTGCCCCGCCTGCGGCGAGCCCATCGACGAGGCCGTCTACGGCCAGTGCGACAACTGCGGCGAACAGCTTTGAAATAGTTGAAGGGTGAGGGTTGCGAAGCCTTCACCCTTCAGCTAGACTTCAAGTACCAAGTCACCACGACACAAGGAGCAGGACATGGACTTCCAGGCATTCATCAACAAGGCCATCGCCGACAACCCCATCGAGGCCAAGCTGGTCCGCAAGGTGGTTCGGGCGCTGGCCAAGGCGGGGCACCCGGTCTCGTCGGTCTGGGACGGTGTCGAGACCACGTCGGTCCGCACCGAGCGGGACATCATGGAGCAGGTGTTCAACCTGGACGAAGCCTTCCTGCAGACCGAGGACGACAACTGGGTGCGCCTCACGATGGGCAACGAGTGGGACGTGATCACGGACTACACCACGGACCTCGAGGCGGCGCTCCAGCCGGTCAGCGACTACATCGACAAGCACCAGCAGTAAGCTAGTCGGGCCGGGGGCACACCGCCTCCGGCCCCCACCCCTGAAAGGAAGACATGGACCTCTCCATCAAGGACGTCGTCTGGTTCGCGAACCAGCGGCATCGCGCCTGGGCTGGCCAGCGCGTGTCCGACCCCATCGTGGCGACCCGCAAGTTCACGAACGTGTTCCGCGTGCTGGACCGTGGCTCGCAGTACCTCATGACCCTCATGAACGCCTACGACCGGACCGAGACCCGCGACCGTGTGGCCCTGAGCTACTTCTACCGTCAGGTGAACCGGCCGGACACCATGAACGAGATCATCCAGGCGAACGAGGGCTACGTGCCCAGCTTCGAGGAGATCACGAACCCCAAGTGGTATGACAAGGTCGTCGCTCCAGTCGTCCTCAAGCGTCCTGGCAAGTTCCTGAACGGTGCGTACATCATCCTCATCAAGCCGGGGGACAGCAGGGGGACCCTGGAGAAGATGAAGGAGATGTTCCCCCAGGCGGGGCCGTCGCTGGAGAGGGTGGCCACACTGAGCAGCCTGGCGAGCCGGGTGCGCGAACTGCAGAAAACCCCTGGCCTCGGGCCGTTTCTGGCGATGCAGATCGCTACCGACCTGGGGTACTGCCGGGGCGAGGAAGACCAGGAGAACGACTTCATCCTGGCTGGCCCTGGCTCCCGCAAGGGCATCGGCTTCATGCTGGGGCTGGGCAAGGACGCCAGTCCTGCGCAGGCCGTACAGACCATCACGACGTTCCCCGTGGAGAAGCTCCCCGAGCTCCCGGGGTCCAACGGCAGGGCTGCGAGCTGGATGGATATCCAGAACGTGTTCTGCGAGTTCAGCAAGTACGCACGGTTCAAGCGCGACAACAAGGTGGGGTCGGAGGCCTACCAGCGCAACGGACACTTTTCCACTAGCATCCCGGCCCAGTTCGTGCTAGGATCAACACGTCAGCCCCGCTGACACGAGTCCACAATAGGAGAATATCGCAATGCGTCAGTACAACACCGACGACGTGGTTCTGGCCCTGGCCAGCGCCCCCATCGATGCTCGCACCGGGAACCGGGTCCTGTACTCGGCTTCCTGGCTGGCCGACACCCCCAGCATGATCGGCGAGCGGAACGAGGACTGGGTCCGCCGCGAGATCGACTGGTTCTTCACCGGGAGCGACGCCCTCGCCGACATGGAGGGACCGGTGCCGCAGGCGTTCCAGGCGTGCGCCGGAACCGACGGCAAGGTGAACAGCGCCTACGGCCACATCTTGTTCGGCAAGGGCGAGCACCTGCCCCCGCAGCCCAGCCTCGCCGACCGCATCATCAACGCCTTCATCCAGGAGGGCAAGCACACCCGGCACGCAGTCGCCATCATCAGCGACCGCAACGTGCACCGGCTGGCCCGCCACAACGAGCGCAACGACTTCATCTGCACGAACGCGCTGAACGTGTACATCGACCACGAGGACAAGCTCCACATCGTGGCGCAGATGCGCAGCATGGACGCGGTCTGGGGCTACCGGGCGGACTACTCCATGTGGGACGCGCTGATGGACTGGCTGCTGGGCTCGCTGGAGTGGGTCTACCCCGAGGTGACCCGTGGGCCGATCACCTTCCAGGTCGGCAACCTGCACGTCTACCCCCGGCACCACGACCTCCTCCTGAAGCAGGCCGACATCGTGGACGACAAGCTCGAACGCCTGGCGCGTCGGGCCTGGATGGACCAGACCATCGCCACCGAGAAGGCACAGGAGCAGCAGTCGTGAACCCGCTGGAGGCAGGCGACCCCTGGGAGTGGCTGTGGGTCATGATGCTCTGGGTGTTCTGGGCTCTGGCCGTGATCGGTGCACTGATCCTCATCTTCGCCATCCTGGTCGGCTTCTGGCGGGCCATCCGGGGCATCCTGCCCCAGACGTCGGGACTGCGCAGGGCGCAGGTCCAGGACAGCGCTGGCAAGGTGGCTGACTCCTTGTACGGCTCGCAGTTCAGCGGTCACGGCATGGCCTTCATGGCAGGCGTGGACTACGTCATCCGGGCCATCGAGCGCAAGCCCTACGCCAGCCGGACCAAGCGTCGGCAGCAGCCGACCAAGCTGATCTGATAGACTGGGGGCCGGTTCCCGGGACGGCACCGGCCCCCTCCACCCCAAGGAGAACACCATGAAGAGGAAGCCTGAGCTCCCCCTCCTGATCCCCAGCTACAATCGGCCGGGGGCACCGCTCATCAAGCTGGCGACGCAACTGCTGGGGGACGACTACCCCTGGTTCGTGTTCGTGCGCCGCAGCCAGCACCGTGACTACATGGCAGCAGGCGCACCCCGGCACCACTTGGTCGCCGTCAACGACAACACGATCCGCACCCTGGGCCACACCAGGAACTATATGATGCGCTGGGCTCTGGAGGAGGGCTTCAAGCGGGTGTTCGACTGGGACGACGATGTGGCCCGCATCGGCCGCAAGCTCCCCGACGGCACCCGGCACCAGTCCTGGAAGTCCACGGGCAACGACGACGCGTGGTTCGACGGCCCTGGGTACTGGCAGGAGGCGAGCCACCTGGCGCACCAGGTCTTCGACCTGTACGACGGCACCGTGGCAGGCAGCATCCAGAATCAGCGCTGGGCCAGCAGCCTCACGCTCCAGGTGCAGTGCGGCAAGACTCCCCGCCGGACCAAGATCCTGGAGGTTGAGCGCCTCACTGAGAACGAGCTGTGGTGCCCTCGGGAGTTCCGCTTCCACGGCGAGGACATCGGCAACACTGCGCTCTACCTGGAGAACGACTGGCAGATCTTCACCATCTGCAACCTTGTGTACGACTTCATCAGCGAGACGGACGTGAACCTGCCGTCCACGCTGCGCAGCCGGGACGAGGACGAGAACAAGGCCGTGCACGCCCAGGAGTACGAGGACCTCATGGGCTACGACATCGCGAACTACCTGCGGGTGAACAAGGCGTACCCCGACGGCTCGTACATGTACGGCGACATCGACTGGCGCAAGTTCCGCAAGCACACCGGTCAGGTTTCATACACTCACGCGTTCAGTGCTATCATGGACCGCGTGCCCCTGGCGGATATCCCCGCCACCATCCACCAGTAACAAGGAGAACCCACATGCTCATCGCATTCGAAGGCCCCGACGGTGTCGGCAAGTCCACGTCCGCCCGCCTGCTCAGCCACAACGGCACGCCCATCTACAACGCCACCAAGGAGAACCACAAGGGCGCACGCAGGGAGCTCGAGCAGGGCTCGTCGGCGTTCGGCTTCGGTCAGGACCTGGTGCAGACGTTCGACCGCATCGACTGGCTGACTCACATGGTCTACCGGCTGGCCATGCCGAACAAGGAGTGGAACGACGAGCGCGTCCGCACTGTGTTCGCCATGCCCGACACGCATCTCGTCATCAAGCTCCACCGCATGGACTACGACGGCAACTTCTTCGGCGCTCCCCCCATCCAGCACGCAGAGGACGAGGGGTACAAGCTGGACCAGCTCCTCAAGGTGAACCAGGCGTACTTCTGGTTCCTCCAGTACTTCCAGGGCATCAACCACGCCTGGGAGTACAGCCTGTTCCGCAGCCTCACGGCCGTCGACGTCTGGTTCGACGAGGACGGCAAGCGTCATCAGACGCTCGGCCTGTTCCGCTCGCCGGTCGTCACGCCCAGCGGGGAGACCGACCCGGGAGCCGGTGAGCAGGACTTCACCGACGAGGATATCCTCGACCTCCTTCGGGCGGATGAGCTCCAGCGCGTCGGCTGAGGCTTGGCACCCCCACCAGGATCATCTCTTCCAGGTGGGGGTGCTCATCGCCCGAGCAACCGACCGCCTCCTGCCCGCAGCAGCCCGACAGGAGGCCTCCCAGGAACTGACCCGCCTGCGGGACCAGGGCCTCATCATCAACAAGTACGGCAAGGAGACTCCAGTGGCCAAGAAGAGCAGGGCTCACGCCACACCTGACGCCACCACGTTCACCGGCCAGGGCATCATCTTCGCAGTCATCGACAACCGTGAGGAGATGGAGCGGGGTGCCACCACGGTCGACGTCATCGCGGACGGTATCGAGGCAGCGCTGGACGCAGGGCACGAGGACAGCGAAAGCATCGCCCGGTACCTGACCACCAGCGCGTTCCAGCACATTCCTGACAAGCGCGTGCGCTTCAACTCGGTGCTCAAGGCGGGCGACGTGGTGGGCGCGTACATCTTGCGGAAGCTGTACAATAGCTTCAACGAACTGGCCAAGATGTCCGAGGAGGAAGAGGACCCCCAGCAGAAGAAGCTTCTCGCAGCCGAGGCGCGCGGTTTCGCCGAGGCACTTACCATCGTGCTGAGCCCCTTCAGCAGCGAGGACCCCAAGGACCCCCGGCTTGTCAACTGGGACGAGGTCGACCGCATGACAGACAACTTCGAAAAGGAACAGCGCCTTGTCCGGCGCGAACGAAAGGGAAACCCCCAGTGACCACCTTCACTCACCGTCACCCGTCCGTCGAGGCCCTGCGCCTCACCATCCAGAACGCCGAGGAGGTTGCGAAGTGGTGTGGCGGTCGCGTCATCACGTCGCGCTCCGACGGCTTCTGGGTCATGTTCACCGACGTGAACGGCCAGTCCCAGACCGCAGTCCCCAGCGACTTCATCGTCAAGTACGAGGCGGGCAAGTACGCACGGTTCACCGAGCCGGAGTTCGAGTCGGAGTACTTCACGCTCGGCCACACCGAGTCGCGGGAGTTCGTGCTCGCCCGCCTGGCGTCCAGCCTGGGCATCGAGGAGGCCCTGGGCGACAGCTACGAGGCCGGTCACGCTGAGGGCTTCCACATGGGCCGCAGCACCCCGGAGCAGGGACACAAGGCCCAGCGTCAGAACCGGGAGTTCCACGAGGCGATGGGCATCGAGAGCCAGGCGACCCCGAGTGCCATCCCCGCCGATGACGTGCCCGTGGTCATCGAGCTCATCCGTGAGGAGTTCATCGACGAGCTGATCCCGGCCCTGGGTGCGCGCGTCACGTTCACCCCCGACGGCAAGTTCGACAACATTCTGGTCCTCGGTGAGCCGAACGTGGTGGAGATCTACGACGCCCTCATCGATATCCTCTACGTCACTTACGGGGCGCTCAACCGTGCAGGCATGGACGCGGAGCCGGGGTACGACGAGGTCCAGGGCAGCAACATGTCCAAGCTCGGGGCCGACGGCCAGCCCATCATCGCGGGCGAGAACGACCCCGACGGTGTGTTCCCCGGTCGCGTCAAGAAGGGGCCGAACTATTACAAGCCGAACCTCGCCGACGTGCTGCGCGAGCAGGGCTGGGACGAGACGGAAGAGCAGGTCGCCTGATGGAGATCCGCACCGGCCTCCGGCCCAGGGTGCGCAGGTTCACCCAGCCCCGGTCTGGGACGCCCCTGGCCATCTCTCTGCTGGACAGCCTGGGGGTCCTGGAGACGCCCCCTGGCCTGCCCCGGGACCTGTGGTGCGTGGAGCTCGAGCCGGAGGGCCAGCCGGGGCTCGTGGCGAACGCCATCATCACAGGCAAGGAGCCGGTCATCACTAAGGAGGGGCACGCCTTCCCCAGCCCGCTCACCCGGCCGAACGAGTGGCCCGCTCAGGAGGCCTGGGTGCGGGGCAAGTACAATGTCCCTGAGGACGCCCGGATCGAGGACCGCGAGGACGAGGAGATGGGTGTCCGTCTCCGTCAGCTCTCCTGGTGGAAGGTGACCGTCTGATGTACCTGGGGACGAGGCTCACTTCACACACGCTCAAGGTGGACGAGGAGAGCCTCGTCTCCCAGCAGGCCAACGAGATCATCATGGACCTCAAGGTCAAGCTGTCGGCGGAGGACGCCCGCCTGCGGCGCTTGCTCCCGGACCCGCCTCCTGGCTTCAGGTGGGTCTACGAGCTCCAGTCACACGTGGACCGCGACCCCTTCCGGGACAACGAGGTCCAGTACCGTATCATCTACAAGCTTCAGGAGTTCTGATGGACATCGACAAGGAGTTCGCCGCAGCAGACCGGCGGATCCAGCGCAGCATCGAGCGCAACTACCTCATCGCGATGGCCAAGCTGGAGGGCATGACGCCCGAGGCCTATGCCGCCAAGCTGGACCAGGAGGCACGGCAGAAGGCGGTCGACGCTGCGGCCGAGGCTTCCCGCGCAGTCGGCCGCGCCTATGGCGTGATGGCACGGTCGCTCAGCGACGCGATCAACAACATCGCCGAGGGGTTCCGGGAGGCGTTCGGCCGATGAGCACCTTGGTCCTCCGCGACAGCCAGCAGGTCGCCCTCGAACGGCTCTGCGAGCCGGGGCGTACCTACGCGGCCCTCTGGGCAGAGCCCCGCAGCGGGAAGACCGCTGTAGCCCTGCGCTGGCTCGAGCACGTCCGGCCTCGTGTGGCTGTGGTGCTCGGGCCGAAGATCGCGGAGGCCACATGGCGCAGCGAGGCGGCGAAGTGGCTGACCATCCCGTACAGCTTCCACCCGCTGACCGCAGGCAACGAGTACCCCGGTCACGCCATGTTCCGCCGCCTCGCACTCATGTTCGTCAACTACGAGCAGTTCGGCAAGGCCCCGTTCAAGCGCCTGCGCCCCTACCTGGCCAGCCTGTCCAAGTTCTGCAAGGGCGAGGGCGCGATGCTTCTGGACGAGAGCCACATCATCAAGACGCCGAACACGGTCATCGGCAAGAACGTCCGGCCGCTGGCTGAGGACTGGAAGTACCGGCTCCTGATGACCGGGACGCCTGTCACGAACCCCAGCCAGATCGACGCAGTGTACGGCCAGTGGACGTTCCTGAACCCGGCCATCCGGGACAAGTGGCCCACGGCGAAGGACTTCCGCGAGCACTTCGGCGAGTGGACCAACGTCAAGGGCTACCCCGAGCTCATCCGGCCCATCCGGCAGGCGGAGCTGAACGCCTACCTCCAGCCAGACGTCATCACGATGGTCGGCCCTGGCGACCCTGTGCCGGTGCGCCGCATTCGGTACCCTGTCCCCGAGCAGGTACGGGCAGACCTCAAGGAGATGCTGAAGGAGGGGCTCCTGGAGGACTACGAGGGGGGCCACACCGTACTCGGGCTGAACCCCCTGGTGCGCCTCCTGCGCATGAGGACCATCGTGGCAGGGTGGGCCAAGACCGAGGAGGGCGAGTACATCAACGTCCCCGAGGCCGCACGGGCACGCCTTGGCGCGCTGAACTACGTGATCACCCGCAAGTGCAAGGGCAAGATCATCGTCGCGTGCACGCATATCCACGAGGTCAAGACCGTGGCCCGCTGGCTGCGCCGCAAGGGGCTCGGGCACCGGGTCATCACCGGGGCAGTCAAGAACCGCAACGAGGTCATCGAGGACTTCCAGTACGACCCGGACTGCCGGGTGCTGCTGGTGCAGCCGAGGACCGTATCGATGGCGGTGGACATCAGTGTGGCCAACGACCTGATCTGGTTCACAAGCGACTTCAACTACGTCACGTTCAAGCAAGCCAGTGACCGCATCAAGCTGTCCCCGGCCAGTCCCACGGTCTGGTTCCTGGCGGGCAAGGGCACCGTCGACGAGGACGTATGGCAGACCCTGATGGTCAACCACAATCACCTGACAACAGTCATCCGGAAGATCCGCCGAAAAAACTTTCGGCCAGGAGTTGCGAGAGTGCGGAGGGGTGTGTAACATGGACCTTGTCAGCAGGCAGGGACCTGCTCCCAAATCGCAATATCCGGCCACAAACAAGGAGAACATCATGGCCACTTCGAAGAACACCAAGGCAGCGGTCCTCGAGGACGAGTCGGTCGAGGCGGAGGTCGCCGAGCTGACCCCGAAGCAGATCATCAACGAGGGCATCGTCAAGGTCCTCGAGGCGTCGGGCGTCGGCGTCCAGCACGCACGGTACAAGGCCATGCGAGCCATCGCCTACCAGGCGTTCGTCGAGGCCATCGAGTCGGACGACTTCGAGGGTCTGGTCGACCGCGCCATCGCCGGTCTCGACGAGCTCCCCTCCGGCTGGGAGATCGAGAAGCACGCGGCCGAGGAGGAGGCCCCGAAGCCCGCAGCCAAGCGCGCGTCGGCCAAGGCCCCCGCCAAGGAGGAGGCCCCCGCCAAGGCTCCGGCCAAGCGCGCCCCGCGTGCCGCAGCAGCCAAGGCCCCGGCCGCGACCGCTCGCAAGCGCCCCTCGCGCTGAGCACCAGACGCACCCCTCGTCACCTGACCCGAACAGGTGGCGGGGGGTGTTCTCGGTTCTAGAGCCGAGGGTCGGGTGAGGCCACACCAGGCCGGAACCATGCGCGGTGTGTTGGAAGCATGGTCCGGGTTCGATTCCCGGTCACCCACAAGTCAACAACAAGTAGGAGTCCACCCTATGGAACTGATGATCAGCGATGACTGGGCTGAGGTCGAAGAGTACCTGGCCCTCTCAGACGACATCACGTACTTCGACATCGAGACGACGGCCCTGACCGTCGGGCACGGCCAGATCCTGTGTATCGCCCTGGCACCCCTGGACCGTGACGACGTCATGGTGTGGTGGCCCAGCAGCGAGGCTGAGATCGCCAAGCTGCGCATCCGCAGGGGTGCCGCCCACAACTCACCCTTCGACACCCGCTGGCTCTGCAGCTACGGAGCGAAGATCCGGGTCGTGTGGGACACCATGCTGATGGCCTACCTGCAGGACGAGAACCACCCCATCGGCCTCAAGGACCAGGGCATGCGGCACCTGGGGCTCGAGGACTGGTCCGACCCGAACGTCAAGTCGCTCGGCGAGGAGTTCGGCCAGTTCTGGGAGGACCGGGTCAAGATACCTCGTGTGGCCTGGAAGCTGAGCAAGAAGCGCGTCAGCATCTACGCGGGCAAGGATGCCCACATCGGGCGCGAACTGCTCAAGCACCAGCGCCGCCACAACAAGCGCAACCTCCGGCCGGGTGAGAACCCTGTCCGCATCATGCGGGACATCATGCTCCCTGCGGTCAAGCCCCTCCAGGAGATGGAGGCGAACCGCATGCCGGTCCGGATGGGCATGGTCAAGAAGACCAAGGAGCGCGTCCAGGCGGAGATCGCCAAGATCGAGCAGCAGCTTGAGAAGTCCATCCCGCCGAAGGACCGCTGGCCCTCGTTCGTCAAGTCGGTCAACTGGGGCAATTCCAACTGGACTAAGTGGTGGCTCTTCATCCACCAGGGCGCGGTCTGCCCCGCAGTCGGCAAGCCCTCCAAGACCTGGCCCGATGGGGTGCCCAGCCTGTCCGCCGAGAACCTCAATAAGATCGACCACCCCGCAGCCAGGCTCCTCGTCAAGCGCGCAACCCTGTACAAGCAACTGACCGGGTTCCTTATCCCCATCGAGGAGCGCACGCGGGACGGTAGGATCGGCACCAGCTTCAAGCTCACCGGTACGGTCACGGGCAGGCTCTCCAGCAGCAGCCCGAGCGACGAGGACCCTGGGCTGAACAGTCAGCAGATCCCGCGCGACAAGGCCACACGTAACCTCTTCGGGGAGAAGGGCCTCGCCTGGATCGAGGTAGACTTCAGCCAGCTCGAGCTCCGCATCGTCGCGCGCCTTGCCAACGACCCCACCATGATCCGGCTCTTCGAGGAGGGCACGGACATTCACACGTTCATGGCGCACAAGCTGGTCGACGCTGACGAGCTCACCAAGGAGCACCGCTCGCTCGCCAAGGGTGTCAACTTCGGGTTCGTGTACGGCATGCGCGAGAAGCACTTCGCGGACTACGTGCGGGAGAACTACGGGGTCATCATCAACCCCAAGGACGCAGGCAAGTTCCGCGCCGAGTTCTTCAACACGTTCGGTTCGCTGGAGGACTGGTACCGGAAGCAGCGTCGGGAGGCCATCGAGTACGGTGGGGTCCACAACGAGTTCGGCCGGTTCCGCCACTTGCCCAAGGTGTACAACGACGATTACTGGGTGCAGGAGAACGCCTTCCGCCAGGCGATCAACAGTCCGGTCCAGTCGCTAGGCTCGGACTTCATGCTCATCAGTCTGGGCCGAATTGCTCGGGACTTGCGGGTCCGGGAGTTGGGTGCTAGACTCATTACCACTGTCCACGACAGCGTGTGCTTGACGGCCCCGTACAGCACCGCGCGCAAGGTGGGCAGGATTGTTCAACAGACTATGGAAAAGGCTGACGATGGTCTCACGCGCAAGTTCTTCCTCAAGGCAGACGTCACGATCTCGCGATGCTGGGGAGGCGAGCCCCTTGCGGAATTCTAAGGGGCGTGCGCAGCAGCTTCCGTCAACTGGGCTCAAGCCCCAGTCGGTCTTCCGCGGCACCTGGCCCAAGACCGACGATGGCAAGCTGGTCATCACTCAGAGCATGGTCAGCTCGTTCGTCGAGTGCCCCCGCGAGACGTACTACGGTATCGTCCTCGGCCTGCGGCCCCGGCTGGAGAGCAAGCCCTTGACGCGCGGCACCTGGGTCCACTCGCTGCTCGAGGAGCGGGCCAACGGTCGCGACTGGCGTGCCAAGCACCAGGAGACGATCGAGAAGGGCCGGTTCGAGCAGTTCGACGAAGAGGTCGATGTGCTGGCCACCGAGTGCGAGCGCATCATGATGTCCTACGAGTACAAGTACCGGAAGGACAAGCTCACCCCCATCGTCGCTGAGCTGACGGTGGAGCGCGCCATGTTCCGCGGCAAGGTGCTCTATCGCGGCCGCATCGACCTGATCGTTATCGACGAGAACGGTGACGTGTGGCTGGTCGACCACAAGACGCACGCCAAGATCCCCGACTGGCGCTACCGGGAGCTCGCCTTCCAGCACTACTCCTACCTCTGGGCCTGCGAGAAGAGCGAGTCATACGCGGCGCTCCGGTACAAGGGCAAGCCCCTGCCCCAGCCCAAGGGGTTCATCTACGACTACTGCAAGACTGGCTCCATCTCGGTGCCCAGCTTCACGCTCAAGGGCAAGATCAGCCGACAGCTCAAGCCGACTGGCACCACGCTCCCGGTCTTCAAGGCATGGCTCAAGGAGCACAAGCTCATGACCGTGGTGCGGGGCGAGGAGCTCCTGGCGATCGAGGATGACGAGGAGCGCGAGTACGTCGAGGACTTCCTTGTGGCCTTGGAGCAGCGTGACTATGACGACCTGTTCCGCCGCGACAAGATGGAGTTCAGCCCTGCCCAGCGGGAGCGACAGCGCAAGGCGTTCTTCACGTCTGCCCGCAGGCTGCTCCAGTACCGTTGGGACGACCCCGACTGCATCGAGCGCAACCTGCACGCCTGCTCCGATTACATGTGCAATTACAAGGACCTCACCATCGCGGACCTGATCCACGGCCACTCGGAGATCGAGCAGCGCACGCGCTACGTCCGGACCCGCGACCCGCTCGACTACTACCCGAACCAGAAGAAGAAAGCGAAGGCCAAGAAGTGACCCTGAAAACGATCTACGGTCGCCCCAAGGTGGGCAAGACGACGTTCACCCTGGCAGGTGCCCCCAAGGGCAAGACCGGGATCATCTCGGCCGACCAGGGCCTCATCGGCATCGACACCACGGGGTTCGATGTGGAGGAGGACACCAGCCTCAAGAACATCGACAAGCTCCTGAACGGGGCGTTCATGCGCAGTAATCAGCGCATCGTCCTGGACACGGCCACATCGTTCTATGCGGACCTGCTGATCGAGATCGCTGGTGGGGGCACCCCCAGCCTGAACCAGCGAGGCATCGCGAACAACAACCTCGCCACCATCCTCCGTACGCTGCGCAACAGCAAGAAGGACGTCTACGTGGTGTGCCAGGAGAAGCTCCAGCTTCCCAACGAGGACTGGAGCCCCGAGGACGAGGACGAGGACCTGGCGGTCATGACCGGCCCCGACCTCTCCCCCGGCCCTTACTCCATCCTGATGCAGATGTCCGACGCGATCGGCCGTCTGTACATCGCCCACGTGAACGACAAGCCGGTGCGCCGCCTCTGGCTCGGACCGTCGTCTAGCATTGTGGCCGGTGCACGTAGTAAGGTGTACAAGGGCACTCCGCCTTACCTGAAGCAGCCGACCCCGGCTCGCTTGAACCAGCTTCTCGGTTGGACCCGCTGACCGAGATACCCAAGAAGAAGGAAATGAACATGGCAACCAAGGCCAAGAAGATCCGTCTCGACTTCTCCAAGGTGGAGGAGCGTTCGGGCTGGAACACCAAGCACATCGACGAGGGCCTCTACCCGATGACCATCGCGTCGGTGGAGGAGACCGAGGCGCAGGACGGGACCGACATGCTGGTCTTCGCGCTGGTACCCACCAGCAGCAAGATCAAGACGCGTCGCTTCCCGTTCTACTGCAAGCTCCAGCAGAACCAGCTCTGGAAGCTCCGCGACCTCTTCGTCGCTGCGGGCATCCCGGTCCCGAAGAAGGCGCAGCAGATCGACCCGAACAAGGTCGTCGGCAAGACCGTCGCCGTCGAGGTCGTGGACGACTCGTACAAGGGCACCATCCGCTCCACGGCCGACTCGGTCTACGAGCTCTCCATCATCGACGACGCCGACCAGGACGCCGACGACGAGTACGAGGGCGACGAGGAGGACGAGGACTACGAAGGTGACGAGGACACCGACGAGGACTACGACGACGAGGAGGAGGGTGACGAAGAGGACGAAGAGGACGAGGAGGAGCCCGACTACTCGACCTTCACCCTCGCCCAGCTTCGCAAGGCCGTCAAGGACATGGGCGAGGACCCCACGGGTCTGAAGAAGGCCGAGCTCCTGGACCTGCTCGAAGGCGAAGCCGACGAGGACGAAGACGACGAGGACTACGAGGACGACCTCGGCGACGAAGACCTCGAGGACGAGGATGACGACGAGGACGAGGAAGACGAGGAAGAGGAGGCCCCGGCCCCCAAGCGTCGCCCCGCAGCCAAGTCGGCTCCCGCCAAGAAGGCCGCGCCCAAGGCGGCACCGGCCAAGGCTGCTCCGGCTCGCCGCACCGTCAAGCGCCGCTGACGTGGATGAGGCCAGCATCGTCCGTGCGATGATGACTCGCCTCAACTCCATCCCTGGCGTCTACTGCGTCCGTACACACGGGGGTTCCTTTCAGCAGAAGGGAACCCCCGATGTACTCGGGTCGGCCCACGGTCGCTTCTTCGCGATCGAGGCCAAGCGCAGCGCCAAGGAGGAGCCCACCAAGGCGCAGAAGTACAACCTCAAGAAGTTCCGTGAGGCTGGCGGCAAGACGTTCGTCAGCTTCGACCCCAAGGCTCAGGAAGTAGTGGAGTGGATAGCAACCCTCTCGAGCTGATGCGGAAGGTGTGGCGGCACTCAGGCGTTCGTGGAAACGTCTGGGTGCCGTCCATCGCCAACATCGGCGACAAGGACAAAGAACGGTTCCGTGAGGGCGAGGCACTGGATGCCCGCACCGGCAAGCTCCCTGACATGCGGGAGGCGCTGGACTGGTACTGGACCCCTGCAGTCAGCCACGGCGACAATCGCAGGGCCAAGAAGTACCCCTCGCAGCGTGTGATCTGGGTGGACTGCGACGAGTCCTACGACCGGAAGCTGCTGGAGTCACTGAGACCCTCGTACATGTGGGAGACCAGCCCCGGCCACACTCAGGCGATCTGGCTTCTCAAGGACCCGCTCAAGCCCAGTGAGTATCACCGTGACGGCTTCATGGGGATGCTGACCCATGCCCTCGGCAGTGACAAGTCCGGCGTCGACATCGGCCAGCTTCTCCGCGTTCCCGGCTCCTGGCACCACAAGCGCGCCCCGTTCCAGGGCAAGGTCCTGCGCAGCACCGGCCAGGTCTACACGCGCGGGCAGGTGCTCTCCCGTGTGGCCCGTGGGCTGGGCTTCCCGGCTGGGCTGGCCAGCGAGCTCGCCGCCGAGGACCCCTACGGGGACCGCAGCAAGCTCCTCTGGAAGTTTGCCCGCCAGGCCGCTGAGCTGGGGCTCGACGAGAAGCTCACCTTCAAGCTCATCAAGGCGACCGCCTGGAACAAGTGGCAGGACGACCCTGACCGGCTCAAGGAGGACATCTCCAACGCCTACGCGGCCCAGCCTGAGACCAAGCCCAAGCCCAAGGCCAGCAACCCCATCGAGGACGACGAGGTCACGGAGGAGTCGGTCAGCGCGTGGAAGATGTCCACCGTGGAGGAGTTCGGGCCGGTCATCCGCAAGCCGATGCCCTGGCTCGTCAAGGGCCTCATCCCCGAGGGTGGCTGTGGGCTGCTGGTGGCCCCGCCCAAGGTAGGCAAGACCCGCGTCTCCATCGAGCTGGCCCTGGGCATCGCCTCCGGCCGCAAGCCCCTCGGCATCAGCGTGGCCAAGCCCAAGCCTGTCGGCTTCTTCAGCCTGGAGGACGGGGACTACCTGTTCTCCGAGCGCCTGTCCGAAGGCATCAACAAGAGCCGAGGTCGGGAGAAGTACCACTGGGAGGGCCACATCGGGCAGGACCGCATCTGGTATCCGGCGGAGCCCCTGCCCCTGCTGACCCGGTTCGACCCCATCGATCTCAGCGAAGGTCGCCTCCACGTAGAGGACGACGGTGAGGTCACCTGCGACACCCCCTGCGACAAGATGCGGCTCTACGAGACGATCAACGAGTACGGCCTCAAGATCGTCATCCTGGACACCTTGTCCATGTCTATCGGCAAGGCTGAGGTCTCCTCCTCGACGGACATGTACGCCATCCTCAAGGACCTCAAGATCATCGCGAAGGCGACTGGCTGCGCCATCATGTTTATCCACCACACCCGCAAGCGCGTCTTCGAGAAGGGTGAGTCCATCCAGGAGATGATCCTGGGCAGTACGGCCCTGCACGGCTGGTCGGACTTCATCATGAACCTGGCCCCGCCTGCCGAGGACATGGACTTCCTGCGCCTGGGGGTGCAGACCAAGCGAGGCTCTGGCCTGTACTACATCAACGACCGGCTCCAGATCATCAAGGCACCCCCGCCCGAAGAAGTTGAGGAATAGGGGTTGCGTGCTTGGTGATGATCGTGCATACTGATCACATGGAGATCAACAGCATCATCGTCAAGCACCACTCGCACGTCGGCTACGAGTTCGTCGAGTACAACGGCACCTTCTTCAAGGGTTGCCGTCGCTGCGGAGGCACTGGCCACTACAGCTTCAACGGCTTCGACTCCATCTGCTACTCCTGCGGCAACACGTCCGCCAAGCTCGGCGACGAGCTGGGTACCCTCGAGGACGCTCAGAAGTGGTGCGAGGCCAAGGCTAAGGCGCAGGCCAAGCGTGACGCCAAGCGCGAGGAGGAGCGCCTCGCCAAGCTGGCTCGCCGCCAGTCGGCATGGGACCAGCTCGCCGCCGGTCACCCGCAGATCTGGGAGCTCGTCAGCACCGCAGCCGACGTCGCCAGCTTCGCCGAGAACCGCGAGTCGCACATCACCGAGCGCGACAACTTCGTCCGCTCGCTGGCCGACCGCCTCTGGAACCTGGACGAGCGCCCCTACACCGCACGTCAGCTCGAGGTCCTCCAGGCCATCGCAGAGAAGCGGGCCACACGCAAGGAGGAGGCCGCTGAGACCCCAGCACCCGAGGGTCGCGTGGTGGTCACCGGCGAGATCGTCGGGGCCAAGGTCGTCGAGGGTGACTACGGCACTGCGTACAAGGTGACGGTCAAGGACGACCGGGGCTTCCGCGTCTACGTGTCGCTCCCCAAGGCGCAGGCCGACGAGGCCTACGACGCATACGACGAGGCGCTGGTGGCTGCTGGTAAGAGCCGCTACGACTTCGGTCCGTCCTGCTGGTTCCTGGGCGCGCAGGGCACCGACGAGCAGGGTGTCAAGGGTCGCCGCATCACGTTCACCGCAGCGCTCACCCCCAGCCGGGACGACGTCAGCTTCGCCTTCGGCTCGCGCCCCACGAAGGGCGCATGGCTCTAATCCGGCTGGTGGGGCTGGGGCTTGTGCCCTGGCCCCCGGCTGTGCCATACTGCCTCTCATGGATACCTTCGATGACCTCCTCGTTCAGGAGGAGCAGCCCCAGACCCGGCGTCGTCGCCGCGAGGGCTCCAGCGCGCTCGCGGGGCTCTTCGGCCTTCTGCTCATCGTGATCGGCCTGGTCACCTGCTGCGCTGCTGTCTGGTTCGTCCTTCAGTTCGCCTGGTGGCTGTTCCTGGTGTTCCTCGAGGGTGCAGGCATGTCGACCGGCAACTTCCAGAACCCCGACTACGGCAACTTCGTCGACTAGTTGTTGCGAACCTTGAAGGGCTCGTGTAGGCTTCAACCATGACAAACAACAACGAGTCCATCAAGTCCGTCAAGGCCGAAGACCTCGAGCACGGTCAGCGCATCATCGACCCCGAGGGCAACGAGGCCACCGTCATCCGCCTTCGCCGCGTCGACCACCAGCGGGGTCGCCTGGAGACGGACCTGGGTGTGGCCGTGGTCCTCCTGGAGCAGCCCTTCCCCGTGCTCTAGTCCCCCGCACACCAAGAGGCCCCCCGGCAAGCGCCAGGGGGCCTCTCTCGTTGGCGTCAGATGCCGTCGAGCGTGTCCTGCGAACGGGTCACCGGCTTGGTCGCCGCCGACTCCTCCACGATGACCGCAGCGCTGTTCTTGCTGCCGATCGCACGGGCACCGTCGTACAGGCCCGAGGCGCTGAGGCCGAGGATCACGCCGAGGCTGATGGCCCCGAGCACGGTCTGGGTGCTGAGCACCCCGGCCCCCGCGAAGAGGTCGAAGATGGCGAAGGCCACACCGAGCAGGATGGCCAGCAGCGGCGCGAACGTGCTGCGCAGGCCGAGGTCCTTGGCGAGGGTGACCACGGCGATGATCGCCGGGATGGATGCGAGAGTGATGACGGTGTCCATTTCCTAGTGTCCCTTGATCTTTTCGACCAGGGCGTGCAGGGGCTTCGGGATCCGGATGGAGTCAGTGACGGCCTCCTTGGTCTCCTCGCTTGCGTGCTCGATGTTGTCGAGCCGCGCGTCGAGTGACCGATCCTGATCCTTCAGCTCCTGTACGTCCTGGACGAGGGTGTCCTGCGTTGCCTTGACGTCACTGAGCGTCTCCCACAGACGATCGATAGCATCCCCGATGTTCTTGCTCCCGTGGTTCGTGATGATGTCGTTCTGGACCTGCTCCACCTTGGCGTGTGTCGCCTTGGTCTCGCGCTGGACCTTGTTGACCTTCGCCACGAGGACGCCTCCATAGGCGGCGACCAGGGCCACGAGAAGGGGGGTAAGAGCGTTGAGGATGCGCTCGATGGCCTCCAGCATGAGGCCTCCTTTCGGTAGTGCTGTGGGGACTTAGCGGTTGAGCTTGGCGTAGGTCAGCGGGCCGACGATGCGGTCGACCGTGAGACCGTTGCGCGACTGGAAGTCGGCGAGCGCCGCCTTGCTCTTCGGACCCCAGTTGCCGTCCACCACCAGGCCGTAGCCGTGACGGTTCAGGAGCCACTGAATGTCCGCGAACGTGAGCTGGCTCACGTCCTTGTTGAGGGGCTTGCCGACCGGGAAGAAGACCGCGTCGGTGTTGGGACCCCAGATACCGTCGGCCACCAGGCCCGCGCCTGCCTGCGCCGCCTTGACCTTGGCCGTGGTCTCGGGGCCGTACTTGCCGTCGACCGCAGCGCCGACCTTGCGCTGAATGTCCTCGACCGAGCGGTTGACCGTCACGCGGCCGACGTTGCTGGCCGGGCGACCCTTGAAGGTGTAGTGCACCGGGTCGGTCGGGCCGTACCACTCGAAGCCGAACTCCTTGAGCTTGGCGCGATCGCTGGTGTAGTTGTAGACGTCCACCGCGATACCACCCCCGGCCACATGGTTCGACTCCTTGGCGGGGCGCGCCGGGGGGTACAGCCCAGCGCGCTCACCCCGGTCCCACTTGTCGATGATCTCCTGCTGCTGCGCCTCGGTGACGCCAGCACGGTTGATCTTGATCACACCGTACTTGTCCTCGAGGGCGTTGATGGCGTCGGCTGCGTCCTCACGGAGCCACATGCCGGGGTGGTTCTTGAGTGCCTTGGTGGCCATTCTCATTCTCCTTGTTAGTTCGGCGGGCAGGTGCTACAGGATCGGGATCCTGTTGTCTGGGTCCAACCTGCCCCCCTTTACTCGTTCCCAGAAGCGGACGTCCTCCTGACCCAAGCGCCATACGGCGATTCCGTCCAGACCCCACTCACTGTCGGCCAGGTCACGGCTGTGAGCCATGTACTCGGCGTCGCTGTAGTGGCTGAGGCTGGTGCCCTGCGGGTCGCAGAGGTAAGCGTTGCTGATCCAGCAGTCGATGTCACGGGGGATGAGCTTGACCTGGCGGGTCTGACCCGCAGCGATGCCCACCCCCTTCAGGTGGATGAAGGCCCAGTCGTTGGAGATGGCCTGCGTGCGCGTGGTGCGCTCCTCCACGTCGGTGTTCACACGGAAGCGGTTGAAGCCGTCCCAGGTGACGTTCGTGCGCGGGATGCGGCCCACGTCGTAGAACATGAAGGGGCCGACCTGCACGTCCACGGCCTCGCGGGGGTTGTACCACCAGGCATCGCCCCAGCGGACGTGATCGAACCACGCCTGCCCGCTCATGCTGACCATCCCACTGCGTCCGGCCACATAGCTCGTGTCGTTGTACTCGAGGACCAGCGGCACGTCAACCTCGGTCCGGCTGTAGTACACCCGAGCGTGCTGGCCCCGCACCCGCAGGCCGATCACGGCACGGCCGGAGCCAGGGTTGTCGCTGAGGCCAGGTGCGCTCACTGCTGCCGTCGCCAGGGTCGTCCCGTTGCGGCTCAGGATGAGCGTGCCCCACTGGTCCACGGTTGCCTCGTACGAGCCGTGGAAGACGCCAGCCCTGCCCCCAGCAGCGGGAAGCTGGAACCGGCCCTGGACGTGGTACTCGCCGCCTGCGTCGATGTTCGTGAGCGACAGGCGACCAGCAGCCCCGACGCGGAACTGGCCGTAGGTACGGGGGTTGAGCAGCGGGTCACCCTGACGCCAGTGGCTCCAGGCTGCGCCGCCTGCCTGATTGTAGTAGATGCCCAAGGTGCCAGCCGTGGCGCAGTCATCGTCCATGATTGTGGCCGACTGAGGGTCGCGCTGGAGGACCTCGAGCGTGATGTTGTGAACGTCGTTGTTGGCCCACTCGCCGTTCGCGTCCACGACCTGGATGGGCCGGACCGTGTGCTCCATGTACTGCGTACCGACCGTCTGGTCAGCCATGCCGCCCACGGGGTCGGCCGCTGCGACACCATAGCGGGTGAAGTACGACTTGCCGTTGAACTCCCCGAGCTCCATGCCGCTGCTGGCCGTGCGCTGGATGGCCGTGGCCCACCAGTAGCACCCGATCAGCGTGAAGGGGCTGTTCGTCTCCTTGTCGCGGAACACGAACCAGCTCGCACGGGTCTGGTCCCAGGCGACAGGGTCGTCGTCACCGGGCATCGGCCCCCACACACCGGTCGCCATGAAGTAGAACCAGTAGTACGCGCCAGAGTTGCCCCGGTACGGCCAGCCGGGGTAACCCGGGAGGTCCTGCACAGGAGCGTGGATGGACCAGTTCTGCCCGTAGGCCGGGACGCCCATGAGGACCTTCTCAGGGGGGATCACAGAGACGGTCCAGTCATACACCTGCTGAATCCAGAAGCGGGGTGCGATGGGACCGGGGGCGCTACCCGACCAGGCGAAGTCATACGTCATGATGGCGACCTGGTCGAGATACGCGCCGAACAGCTCGTAGTCGAGCCAGTTCTCGCCACCGATGCTGAAGTTGCCCTCGGTTGCTGCGGGCAGGGCTGCGGACAGCTTCTTGCCGAAGGTGCGCGCGTGGTCCCCGAGGATGGTGTACCCTGCGTAGGCCTCGGCCGTGGTCATGTTGCTGCCGAAGCCCTCGGCGTCCATGTCCAGGCCGTACAGCCAAGGGTACGACGTGTAGATGCCCGCCATCTGCGACAGGATGGTCGCCCGGAACGTGGCGTCGGTGTTCAGCATCTTCCAGGCGGTCGCGCTGAAGCACTGGAGGGTGAGCCACCAGCGAATGTTCGGGTGCTTGGCGCGGACTGCGTCGACGGTGTTCTGAATGTTCAGGTTGACGAGGCCCGTGGTGCGCAGCTCATAGGCGACCAGGAACACGTCGTCGATGTTCTCGCCGTACTTGTCCAGGACGCCCTCGGTGCGGACCGTGGCGTTGGCGTGCCAGAGCGTGACGCGGGTGCCCATCAGACGCTCCAGACCAGGCTGTTCAGGATGATGTAGGATGCACCGGTCACCGCAGGGATCGAGTAGAAGTTGATCTCCCCCGTGGAGCCGTTGATGCGGAACTGGATGGGGACGATGGCCGTGCTCGTGAAGATGGCACCGACTCCCATGCGGTGCTTCCCGTCAGTCGGCCGGTGCGTGCTGGTGACCGTGCCGAGGGTGTAGTACGTGCCCGCCGAGAAGCTGCTAGGGCAGTTGATGACACCCGGCTCCAGGGTCACGACGTTGCCGTCCTTGATCGTCTGGGTGGCCACATACGAGGCGTTCGACGTGTAGCCCGACCCCAGCGTGATAGCGGTCTTGGTCGGGGCAGGCGGCACGACGATGGCGTCGATGAGGCCCTTGAGGTACGTGTCGTTCGCGTACAGTGTGGCCAGCGCGTCAGCCAGGTCGCTGAACGTGGTGGGACCGTAGTCCACGTCATCGGGTTCGACGAGAGGCATTACCAGCTCCCATGATCAGCCAGGACGTCAGCCCAGGTCAGGTGAAAGGCCCAGACACGGTTCCACCCCTGCGGGTGCGCTGCCGTGACAGAGCCGAGGTCGGTGCGGACAGGGCTACCGGGGTCCGCGTGGATGCCCTTGACCCCCACGATGGCCGACATGAGGCCGGTCGTGGTGAGGTCCAGGCGCTGGTCGGCGCGAGCCGTGTGGTGCGGGGTAACCCCTGCCCCGGTGCTCGTGCTGTACTCGTATCCGTTCATCTCCTGCGGGGAGCTGATATCGCCCCAGTACAGCAGGCCCCACTGGACGGTCTGCGTGCCCACGGGGTACACCTGGCCCCGGTACGGGCTGGCCTCGTCCTCGTCGGCTGCGACCCAGGTGTCATAGTCCGCCTGGATCATGCCGTTGATGAAGCGCCAGGTCTCGTCCGTCACGAGCCCCAAGTCGCCCACCATAGGCGACCAGGAGAAGAGGCTGCTGCCAGGGTTGAGCTGAATGTCCGTGACCTTGGCGTCGCTGGCCGTGGTGATCTTGACCTTGACACCGGCCACACTCTTGGACGGCTTGAGCTGGCCGAACGTGCGCAGGAAGCTCACGGGGTCACCCCCGCAGTCCAGGGCATCTCGGTCACGTTGGGAACCCAGCCCGTGCCCGTGGTGCCAGCCTGCAGGATGAGGTCAGTGACCTCGACCGGCGAGTCGGCAGTGGTGACCTTCACCTTGATGGTGAGGGTCTGCTTGAAGGTCTGGGGGTTGCGGACCTGCACACGGCGAACGGCCATCAGAGCTCCAGAGTCATGGTCTCAGTGGTGCCGTCCGTGTACTGGAACGTCACCTCGATCTGCAGGGCTGCGTCCGTGTCGGCGTCCACCTGGGCGGAGAACACGTACGACTCACGGTTGTCGCTGGCCACGGTCTGCTCGAGCGAGCCCCCGCTGGCACCGAACGCGAAGCTGTACCGGCCAGTCGCGCCCCCCTCCACGACGCTCACACCCGAGCCTGCCCAGTGCGCCATCCCATTGTCTCCCCGGCTGTTGATCAGCAGGTTGAAGGGGTTGATGTCGCGGGTGTCGATGGTCTGCCCCGTGGTCAGGGCTCCCGGGTCGTTGCTGTCGTCACTGCTGGCAAGGCTGCGCAGCTTGTTCGCGAGGGTGATCTTGCTGTTGCGGAGGTCCACGTAGTCGATCTCGAGCTGGACCACGCGGTTCTTGACGGACTGGGCGTAGTCCTCGTCCATCACGAACACGATGTCCAGGACCTCGAACCGGTCGACCTCGTCCACCCGGTCCACCAGCCCCGCGACCTGGTACTCGTAGCTGAGCTGAGGCTTGGCGCGGTCTGCGATGAAGGCGTTCAGGAAGCGGAGCATGGCCTGGGGCGTCATGCCGGACTTGAAGTCGTAGGTCGACTCGCGGACCTGCGTGGTCCACGTGAAGTCCTCCACGTACTCCACCCCACCGTTCGCCGGGGCGATGGTGAGGCCGTCCGCGTTGCGACCGTAGATGCGCGTGACGAGGGACGTGGTGTCCTCCCGCTTCTGCGCCGACGTGATGCCCTTGACGTAGTCGAAATACGTGCCCCGGTCACGACCACCCTGGTCCAGCAGGTGGACGAACTTGTTCTTGTCATCGAACACGAGGTCGCCACCGTAGATCTTCGCGATCTGCTGGAGCACCCCGAGGACCGTGCCCTTGTCGTTCTCCCAGCCGAGCACCCCGATGGGGTCGACCTGGCCCACGTACCAGTCGGTCCCTGCCAGGACCGTCGTGATGGCCTCGGCTGCGGTCATGCTCCAGGTCTGCTGAGCGATCTCGCCCGCGTACAGCAGGTCGTACCAGATGCGCTCGCAGTAGACCTCAGCGATGGCCTTGCCGCGCGACTTGGTGGTCGTGACGCTGCGGGCCACATAGTTCCGGCCCTTGAACCGCACCGGCATCTCGGCCTCGATGGTACGGGCCTTGGGGTCACCCATGCTCAGGGCGAACGTGAGGGTGGACTCGTTGCTGGAGTTGTCCAGGGTCCGGCACGCGAGGAGCGTGTCCTGAAGGAGAACCCCTCCCCCGCTGGGCACCACGAGGAGCGGGTCGAGGGAGAACGGCTCGACCGGCAGGGTGCTCGGCAGGGGAGGGGTCGCGGGAGGAGCCGTGCTCAGCAGGATCTCGTCGATGTAGCTGTCCAGTGTGGCCAGCGTGACTTCGTACTGGATCCAGGCCGCGTTCGGCTCGGTCGTGATGTCGGAGGCATCGTGCCAGGCCGACCAGGCTGTGAGGTTGGAGCTGGTCCGGTAGCGCACCGTCGCGCCACTGCCGTTGACCGTAAGCTGCGGGGTGTCCGTGCCCCAGGCCCCCGGCATGGCGCGGCTCTGGAGGACGACAGGGAGGCTTGCCGTAGGACGCACGCTGGCACGGCCGGAGACCGTGGTGCAGTCCGCGCCAGTGGCCTCGAGCGCACCGTTGGCGAGCCGGTTCCGGAGTGCCCACTGGCCAGCGTTGCCAGCGAACGGGGCGACCACCACGACCTCGTCGAGGATGGCCTGCGCGTAGAACGTGGCGGGGCCGTACCCTGCCTCCAGGTGCGCGACGCATGCGTTGTTCAGGCTGGCCACACCAGAGGCGGACGCGCTGGTCCCGTCGCTGAGCTTGACCGCGTGCACCGACCAGGTACCAAGCGTGACGTCCATGACCGCACCGATCCAGAACCACTCGTTCGGGGTGATCTGGAAGCCGGTGAGGTAGTTGTTGACGACCTCGGTGCCTGCGTTGTTGTAGAAGCGATAGTTGACCAGGTCGTTCGGGCCTGCGCTGTGGTTCACCGTCAGGTGGAAGAGGGGTGCTGCTGCGCCACCACGGGTCGAGACGACCGGGCTCCACTGTTCGGTGTTCTTGCCGTTGTACCAGGCACCGACCATGACCGACCCGCTGGTAGGCCAGAGGGTGCCATCGTTCTCGATGTGGAGGTACGACTGCTCGCTGACCCCGAGGTTGTTGATGCGGATGCCCGTGCCCCAGCGGTTCGCCACGGCGACGGCACTGGTGCCACCGTACTTGATGACCTTGGCGTCGCGGTTCTTGCCACTGGCATCCGGGGTCGGACGGTCGACGGTGCTGCCGACGAACGAGTCCATGCGGAGCAGGAGCTGAGTGACGGCATCCGGGTCCCACTCACCGGTCCAGTCGCCCCGGCTGGTGGCGCGGGAGTACTCGGCCATCAGATCCTCCTTGCCGGAACGCGTCCGGTTGCCTTGGTGAACGTACCTGCCGAGATGCTGATCGGGACGCTGATGGTGCCGATGCCCTCGAGACGCTCGAAGCTGGTCATGCGGTCGGCCACGTTGCGCACCTTGTCACCGGTCGCTGTGGTCTTGATGTAGAAGTCCATCTCGCCGAAGTCCAGGACCATCGTCTGGGCTGCGGTGAGGGGGCCGGTGACCACGGTGCCACCGACGGTCAGCGACTGCGCAGCGGACAGCACACCGCGGAATTCGATGATGGGGTGGTAGCTGGTGTTCCCGCCTCCGGTGAGACTCATCCCTCCCGGAGCTGTGGTCTCCTCAGGGGCTCCCAGCGCCACCCCGTAGGGGCTGGGCGTGGTAATGGTGGCCGTGCCCGCCATACGGCAGACGCCCTGGTCGCTGAACCAGATGACCTTGTCACGCTCCCACTCGATCGCCTGGCTGAGGACGCCCTGCCAGATCCACTCGCTGCCTGCGGGGTTCGGCGTGAAGTCCTGCAGACCGTTGAGCCGGGGGTTGAGCGCCTGGCTGATCTGGTCGGCCTTGGCCATCACGTCGTCCAGGTCGCTGCCCGTGAGCTCGAGGTTGAAGACCCACTCCTGCTCGGTGAAGCGCGACTGGTAGTACAGCGAGCCGTCGCCTGCGGGCAGGTCGTCCAGCGCCAGGTCGACCGGGAGGGTCGGCCAGGCCCGGAGGATGGCCTTGAGGCCGGTGATGTCGGACGTGTCGAACGTCCCCAGCTTGAAGCTCATGCGAGCACCCCCTGAGCGCGAAGTTCGCGAGTCATGTCGGTCTTGAGTGCCGTGCTGAGTGCACGGATGTCACGGTCGTCACGGACGGTCATCTCGGCCACACTGACCAGGGGGCCGGTGATGGTCACCGACTGCGCCCCGCCTGCACCGCTCGGTGTGGCCGTCATGCTGGACGTGGGCACCGCACCCGGGATGAACTGCTGGGTGAGCGTCTGCGTGGTGTTGGCCTGCATCGCCAGGTCGGGAAGCTTCTGGGCCTCCTTGACGATCTTCTTGTTCAGGTCGGCGATGGGGTCGAGCGCTGCGTCTTCGTTCTTCTCGACACCGACACCGATGCCCGGCGGAAGCCACTCACCGACCTCGTCCTCCATCCGGCGGGACGGCGACTTGATGCCGAAGAACGACTTGATGCCGCCCATCACGTTGTTGACGAACCCGCCGATCTTGCCCATCAGCCAGCCCGCAGCGTTGCTGATACCGGACCAGAGACCCTGGATGAGCTGGAGGCCTGCCTTGGCAAGCTGTGGCACAGCCCCGATGATGGCACCGACGATGCCGCCGATGATCTGCGGGATGGCCCCCACGATGGTTCCGATGATCTGAGGCAGGTTCGTGATGAGTGCCGTGATCAGCTTGATACCGGCCCCGATGAGGAGCGGAATGTTGCTGAAGATCGCGTTCAGCAGCGAGCTGATGATCTTGGGCACGGCACCGACCAGCGCCGAGATGATGGCGGGCAGGTTCTGCACCAGCGACGTGATCAGCTTGATGCCCGCGTCGATGATGAGCGGGATGCTGCCAAGCACTGCGTTGATGATCGAGTCGATGAGCGTAGGCAGGACCGCGACCACCTGCGAGATGATGGTCGGCATGGCCTGGATGATGCCGTTGAAGAGCTGGACTGCGGCATCCAGCAGCAGCGGCACGCCAGTCACGATGAACGAGACGATGGCGTTGATGATCGTGGGGAGCATCGCGATGAGCTGGGGAATGGCCGTCAGGATGCCCTGGATGAGCCCGGTCACAAGCTGGATGCCAGCGTCGAGCAGCATGGGCAGGGCATTCACCAGCGACCCGATCATGCTCATGACACCGTTCACGATGAGCGGGATCAGGGTCGGAAGCGCCTGCGCGATACCCGATGCCAGTGCGACGATCGCCTGCACGCCTGCGGTGATGAGCTGAGGCCCGAGCTCCATGAGGGTCTGGACCAGGCCGATGACCCCAGGGACCAGGGCCGTGATGAGGCCGGGAAGCGCCTGCGTTATGCCCGTGATGAGACCGCCCACCAGGGCCACACCAGCGTCCAGGATGGCCGGGATGGCGGAGCTCACTGCGCCCACCAGCGACCCCATCATTTCGCCGAGCTTGGGACCGAGCGTAGCGATGTTGGCACCGATGTTCTCGATGACCGGGGTGACGTTGGTGATGACCAGCTCGAGCGAGTCGATGACGTTGCCTGCCAGGCTGGCCACATCAGCGTCCGCGCTACCCAGGCCGATCAGGAGGTTGTCGAAGCTGGACCGCAGCATGCCGACCGAACCGCTGATGGTCTCGGTGGCTTCCTTGGCCGTGGTACCGGCGATGCCCATCTCGTCCTGGACGGTGTGGATCGCCTCGATGATCTTGTCGAAGGAGACTTCGTCCAGGTTGCTGGCCGTTGCCTCGAAGCTGTCGCCCATGACGCCCGAGTCGTTGACCAGGCGGGCCATCTCCTCGCGGGTGCCGCCATAGCCGAGCTTGAGGTTGTCGAGCATCGTGAAGTTCTGCTTCGCGAAGCCCTGGTAGGCGTTCTGGATATCGCCGATGTTGGAGCCGAACTTGTTGGCGTTGTCGCTCATGTCGACCATCGCCGTGTTCGCCACGTCCGCCGCCTTGGCGGTGTCGCCGCCCAGACCCTGGAGCAGCGCAGCGCTGAAGCTGGTGACCTGGGACATGTACTCGTTGGAGCTGAGCCCTGCGGTCTTGTACGCGTCGGCCGCGTACTGCTGCATCTTACCGGCCGAGTCCTTGAACATGGTCTCGATGCCGCCGATGTTCTGCTCGTACTGAGCATACTGGCTGATCACGCCAGCAGTGAGAGCCCCGCCAGCGGCGACCGCTGCGGTCGCGAACCCGACGAGAGCCGTACCGGCACCCTTCAGGCCCTTGCTGACGAGGCCCCCCAGCTTGGAGTCCGCGTCGCTGGCACTGTCGCCCACTCCGGCGAGGCCCTTCTGGACCTGGTCGGAGCCGTCAAGCGAGAGCTTGATTCGGACATCGTTATCTGCCATTGCCGGTTCTCCTTTCCTGCTGGTAGTTACTGATCGGGAGTGGGAAGGACTTCGCCGTAGCCCTGGGCCAGCCAGTACAACCCCATCGAGGGGTCAGGGCCGTTGCCCCGCTGGTGCGCCTCGAGGACCGACTTGTTGGCCGTTCTCCACATGTCCTGACCCTGGGCGATGGCCTGCATCGCGGGGCAGTCAAGGGACCAAGGCGTATAGTCCTCGACGGTCTCTTCCCGTCCCAATCTTGAGTTGTGAAGGTGCTGTGCAAGCGGTCGCCCGCAGCCGGGGCACCTGGTCTCCTTGATGGTCTTCCACTGGGAGAGGACCTCCAGGTCCAGCTCCGTCCAGGTGTCGGGGTGCCCCTCGTCAAGGAGGCGAAGCGGGGGACGCCCCGACACCAGGGCCATGTCCAGCAGGAGTGCTAGTCGCGGCCCGATTTCGTAGGGCGGATCGTGACCTCACCCGACGAGTTCTGCCAGGCCATGAAGGACTGGACGACCGGGTGCATGTTGCTCCCGGCGAGGATGGACTTGTTCCCGCCACGGACGGAGACAGAGATGGCATCCGTGATCAGCGGCTCGGGCTTGACCCACTCCTCGCCGGGGTGGGACTCGTCCCAGTCCTCCGGCTGTACGGGGTCGGTGCCGAACACACCGATGAAGACCTTGGGCAGGACCCGCTCGTACTGCTCGATCGGCGTCAGGTTCGCCTTCGTGAGTGCCTCCCACTCCCCGAGGGGGAGCTTCTTGTACTGCACGTAGGCCAGGCGCTCTTCGGGCTTGGTCTCGGCCACACGAGCCTTGAGCGCGTCGATGTTGTCACCGAGGAACGGCTGTCCCGCCAGCTTCGTCATCGCCTGCGCTTCGGCGAGCTCCTTCTTCGCCTGCTCGTGCTCGGGGCTGTACTTCGCCCCCAGGTCCAGCTCGAGGGTGAGGATCTCCTCGCGGCGCTCCTCCACCGCTCCCATGAGCTCTTCGTAACTGCTGAATGCCATCTCTGTTCTCCTTCAGTGTGGCTGTGGCTCAGGCCGCGATCGGGACCGAGGTCTTGCTGCGGGCAAGGACCGTGATGTGGGCAGTGATGCCGACGAACGTGTTGTTCGCCTCGACCGGGTCGATGGAGGTGATGATCACCTTCCAGACCCAGATGCGCTGAGCTGCGGCCGGAGCCGTCTCGTGCGGCAGGCCGTCCCGACGCCAGATGTACACGACGTCGCCGACGTTGAGGCCGTCGATGAGGTCATCGTCGTCCTGGCCCGTGGTCTTGATGACCAGGTCGTCGACCGAGTGCGTGGTGCTGCCCGGGATCTGCTCCGACTCGGGGTCGCACAGCCAGTCGATCGACTCGCTGTCCGTCGAGCTGGTGCCGTTCATCGTGGTGATCGAGCAGTCCAGTCCGATGCCGGTGTTGATCTCGGCGAGGGTGGGCGACTCGATGTTGACGATGACCGGGGCCACACCGACCGCGACGTTGCCCCGGCTGATCTGCGTCGCCGGGTTCCACTGGGTGAGGGGTGCCATGTCTCTTCCTTCCTTACTTGGCGGAACCCGGCTTGGGTCCCTGGCTGTCCGGGGCCGTGGCGACCTCGGAGATGGGCTTGGGGGTGCGGGGCTTGTACGTCAGCACCGACTCCCCCGGCTTGAGGTCGCGCACCTTCTCGTGCGTCGCCTCGTTGAAGTTGGACTCGGAGATGGCGTACTGCACGCCCGACTCCTTGTGCTTCACGACGATGCCCTTGCTGGCCATGTCAGATACCTCCTGTGTTGATCTGGACCGTGACTTCGGTCTCGTAGTGCCCCTCCACGGGAGCGCCTGAGTAGCCCATGGACGCGGCGAGGGTGCTGCCCCCGACCCGCTCACCGTGGACTGCTGCGATGACCTCCTTGGCCAGATTGAAGGAGGCCTCGACCGACCCCCCGCAGGCGTAGAGGTTGAACTGATTGTCCCAGTCGATCGCCGACCCGTTCAGGGCGAGGTTCTCGTAGTTGATGAGCATGGGACGCTGGACCACGTAGGGCACCTTCGCCCCGCTGCGTGCGTACCCATCGAACACGGCGACCCCGATGGCTTCCACCAGGGGGCGAATGTCGGAGAGCGCGATGCCCATGTCAGATTCCCAGCTTGTCGGGGTCGAAACCCATGTCGGTCGCCTGCGTGCGGAGCTTGTCCGCTGCGGTGATGTGGAAGGGCCGTGCCCGCATCCGGCTGGTGCCGAGGGCCACATATGCCGCGTAGTCCACGGTCGGGCCGATCAGGTACTTGTCCTTCCCGACGGCCTCTGCCGTGGTGCTGTTGAGCATGGTGCCGGTGTCCACCGCGTGGAAGCCCTGGATCTCGCGCTTGACGAGGCCGACGCCCACCTGGGCGAGCTGCTTCAGCTCGGTGCTGCCGGGGCTCTTCTGGCTGGCCTTGGCGTAGCGGGAGGCGAGCTCCCCCATCGTGATGCTCATGCGAGGCCCTCCTTCCCCTGCTGGTCCACCGCGTCGATGTCGGATGCGACGCCCTTGCGCAGCACCGCGACACCGTTCTGGCTGATCTTGTCGAGGAGGAGCACCTTGCCGACCAGGCTGGGCTCGGTCATGGCCTTGGTGACCCGGATGGCCTGCCCCGGCTCGAGCGCAGTGCCGACCGGCACCTTGACCGAGTAGATGTTCGTGACGAGGGACTCGGCCGCGTTCGCCAGTGTGGTCGTCTGCACCAGGCCAGGGATCGGGTCTCCGACCGGGGTGAGCTCGCGCTGGGTGTTGTGCCCGACGGTGACCAGGTCACCCACGTTCAGGACCTGGAGCTCGTCGATGAGCAGCAGCGCCAGCAGGCGGGAGCTCTCAGCCAAGGTCTGAGTCGACATCACCATAGTGAGACCCCCTTCCGGACATGTCGGTCTTGCGGACGTGAGGCCCCTCGGGGATGGCCACACGTGAGAGCGCCGAGTTGGCGTTCATGGTGTTGCAGATCACGCTCTGCGAGCGGAAGTAGGAGGCGAGGGCACCCCAGTTCGGCGCGTCCACGGCGATGGAAGTGCCCTCGCTGGAGGTCTGACGGACGACAGGCTGTGCCTGCAGGAACCCGAGCAGCGTGAGGGCCGCGTAGTAGACGTCATACGTCACCTCGTAGCCCGCTTCACCCGGCCAGATGCCGAAGCTGTCGGGGATGCGAGCACCGTCGAGCGCATTCTGTTTCTGCGTCTCGGTCAGGCTCGCGTACCCCGGAAGGTTCGCCAGCAGCGCGTTCAGCTCGTCCATGTCAGTTCTCCTGTGTGTTAGGCGACGTACTCGAGCGTCGCCTTCCACGTGGTGTAGAGCGGTCGGTTATAGAAGTCCTCCCCGTTGCCGCAGCCGATGCACGAGCCAGTGCCCGTGACGTCAGCGCGAACGCGGAAGGTCGTTCCGTAGGTCCCGCCGAGATTGGCGAGTACGGCCCAGCCGGGGTTCACACCCCACGTCTTGTAGACGTGCGCCGAGCCGATCGTGTGGCCGTTGAGCGAGTTGATCAGTTCGAAGAAGAAGTGGCACGGGCTGTTCCAGACCATCCCCTGACCGGTGTTCGGGTGCGCCCCGACCACGTCCCAGAGGTTGATGCGGACCTGACCGGCCTTCATGGTCCGGCCCTTGGTGTAGGAAACCGGAACGTAGTTGCCAGCCTGGGAAGCGCCCATCTGCTCACTGACCATTGTGATGCTCCTTCTATGACTGAGGGGCAGAGCAGGACCCGCCTACCCTGCCCCTCATTTCGGTGGTCACTCGGCCGGGGTGGCCGGTGCCTCTCCGGTGCCTTCGCCCGTTGCCGGGGCCTGGCCCTGGATCTCGTCCTCGACGGAGCCCTGGTCGTCCTGGCTGGCCACATCGACCTCGACCGGGGCCTGCGCTGCCTGGACCGCCTTGAGGCCTGCGAGCTCGGCTGCCTTGGCGATGCCCCGCTCCTCGACCAGTCGGGCGACGGCCTCACGCTTGCTGGCCTCGAACTGCTCCGCTGCCTTGGCCTTGGCCTCGCGGCGCTGCGCGTCCCACTGGGACTGCGTCAGGCTCACGGGGTCACGTCCGGCGTGATGACGGCGAAGGGGTAGTCCGTGACCTCCCCGCCTGCGGTCGAGAAGGCCGTCGAGTACGCGACGCGGAACTTGAACCGCAGCGCGACCATGTCCTTCTCGGCCAGGTTGATGCCGCCGATGGTGGCCTCCGTGAGGAGCTTGACCTGGACGTCCTCGCGGATGCCGAGCAGCACCTTGGAGCGGTCGCCCGCCAGGAGCACGGCCTCGTCGCGGTCCCACGAGCGGTTCCCGACGTACATCAGGTCCTGGCCGTAGATCTCCGCGGTCCGGTTGTCCGAGCGGACACCGTCGAGGTAGATCGGCGAGTTGTCGGCGTCCCGCAGGCCGCGCAGGCGGCGACGCAGGAAGCGACCCGTGAAGGCGACGTTGACGTCGAACTCGTCGTCCTCGACGAAGCCGAAGGCCTCGTTGATGTCGTCCGCGAGGTCGATGCCGGTGCCGTCGGCGATGGTGTTGCCTGCGGCGATGGCACCGGGCACCAGGGCCGGGTCGAGCCAGGTG